TGGCGCTGACCGCGCAGCGCCTGATGCTGAACATTCAACCGGCCATGTTCCTGGCCTGACGGGAGAGTCGAAATGGGTACCGCTTCGAGCAAGAAGTTCATCAAGAATGCCGCCGGCGCGCTGACCGAAGAGGCCGCGCTCACCACCAGCGCCGGCGCCGGCGATGCCGACCGCGTGCCGGCGCTCACCGCGTCGGGCGTGCTGGACAGCAGCATCGTCAACAGCAAGACCAGCAGCGCCGGCGCCGGCGACAGCGGCAAGCTGGTGGCGCTGGACGGCGCCGGCCGCATCGACAACACGATGATGCCGGTGGGCATCGGCGCCGACACGGCAAGCATCCAGGCCAGCGAGGCGCTGGCCGCGGGTGACTTCGTCAACGTGTGGAACAGCGGCGGCGCGCGCATCCGCAAGGCCGACGCCACCACCGCCGGCAAGGAAGCGCACGGCTTCGTGCTTGCTGCCGTGTCGTCGGGCGCGAACGGTACGGTGTACTTCGAAGGCACCAACACCGGCGTGAGCGGCCAGACGCCGGGCCCGGTGTTCCTGCACACCACTGCCGGCGCGGCCAGCGCCACCGCGCCCAGTGCGGCCGGCAACGTGGTGCAGCGCATCGGCTTCGCGGTGTCGGCCACCGCCATCAACTTCCAGTCGCAGCCGCCGGTGACGTTGGCCTGACGACGATGGGTGCCGCAACCATCCTGGCGCTGCAGCTGCGCGACCTGGCCGACCAGGTCGAGGCGCTGGATGCGCCTGCGCCAGCGCCCGCGCCGGCACCAGCGCCCGAGCCGCCGCCACCTCCTGTGCCGCCAGCTCCGGTGCCGGCGCCGCAGCCGCCCGCTGCCGAGATCGAGCAGTACCTGGTGGGCGACACCGGCGACGGCCCGACCCGCAGCTACAGCAACCAGCACCTGCTGCTGCGCTGGCAGAACCCGGATGTCGGCGACTGGACAGATGCAGCCGGCGTGCCGCAGGGTGACGCGGCATTCGCCGAGCAGCGCGTCAATGCCGTCGGCTGGTGGCCCTTCGACATCACGCGGCTGATTGCTGCCGATGTCGAGCGCCGCGAGCACATGGGCGTGCTGCTGCGCACTGCCGACACGGTGGGCGTGACGTTCAGCGGCCGGCTGTCGGGCAACGCGCCGCGCCTGGTGGTCGAGACCAGCGAGGGCACGTTCGAGCCGCCGCTGCAGGCCTATGCGAAGTGGAGCACTTCGACATCCAAGGGCCAGGACAGCACGCAGGGCGGCAGCGTGGCGGCCAATGCCACGGCGATAGCTCGCTGGGATCTGCGCGGCGTCAAGGGTGCCGTGCAGTCGGCAACGATGCACCTGCACTGCAAGAACAGGGCGACGACGACGGCCAAGCCGCTGATCCGCGCCTTCCGCGTTGTGCTGCCGCAGATCGTCGTCGGCGCCAGCCACGCGACGCCGCTGCAGGGCATCGCTGCCGCCGGCGAGGCGGCGCTGAAGTCGCACCCGTCTGTGCTGTGGGCCGGCGACTTCGCCGACCAGGCGTCGCGCATCGCCGCCGAGTTCAATGACACTGCCGAGCTGCTGCCCGACCCAGATCACCCCGGCACCATGATGCTGCGCGGGCGGTTCCGCCAGGGCACGGCCGCCGAAGGCGACAAGCGCGGCAGCTACGGCCGGTATCTGCAGTTCAACCCCGCCGACCGCAGCGACCCACTGCGTCCCCCGCTGGTGTCGCACAGCGTCATGCACGCGCGCCTGCTGTTCATGCTGGAGGACGACTGGGACAGCACTCTCGATGGCAACAAGATGGCCATCGGCTGGGATGCCCGCATGGGCTGGTGGAACGACGCCGGTGCCGGCTACTGGCAGAGCACCACCGGCAACGGAGGCTCTCCGGGCACCGGGCTGAAGGTCTTCGCGCCAGCCAAGAGGAACGGCAGCAGTCAGGCCGAAGATCGCTGGGAGTACCAGGGCCATTCGATCCGCATGGAGGCAGGCAAGGGCTCGGCCGTCGGCAACCCCTACAGCGAGCTGCGGCCCATCCAGTCGTATTGCTACAACCTCGACCAGCCGACGGCCTATGGCCAGATGATCAGGCTGGGCACGGCCTGCATCGGCAAGAAGCGCTGGCACTGCATCGAGCAGCGCCTGGTGCTCAACAGCATCAGCGGCCCGTTCGACGCGTTTGGCAACGGCCAGGCCAATTCCGACGGCGAGCTGTGGACCTGGCTCGACGGCGTGCTGGTCAGCGTGGAGCGCGGCCTGCGCTGGCGGCGGCACCCGGAGCTGGGCATCCGCGGCCCGTGGCTGAACTGGTACTACGGCGGCAAGGCGCCGGCCGAGCGCGAGATGCACTACCGCATGAACCTGCTGGTGGTGGCCACCGAGTACATCGGGCCGCCAGTTGGCTTTGGTCCGTGAACTGGAGTGACCCAAACAGCGCCATCACCTGGTGCGAGCGACCGGGCGCATCCCGGGACGATCTGTCTGTTGCAACGCTACTGAGGTACTTGAATGAAAACCACCCGAAAGTCCTTCTCCGGCCTGATGTCGTGCACGTTGGCCATCGCTGTCCTGTCTGTTTGCGGCCTCCTCCTGGCGCCAAGCCCAGCCCAAGCGCAGAGCGCCATCGTCTACTCGGTGTTCGACGCCGACGCAGCGGTGCCGACGTGCCGAACGACGCTTAATGGCGCGGCAGCCGTGGATGTGGCCGTCGTGGTCGACAACGTCCGAGGCGTTGCAGCCAAGGGCTTCAGGGTCTGCCTGGTGGATGTGTCGGCGGTGCCGGACGGTGCGAACGTGGTCACCGCCGCGCCCTATGACCCGATCTGGGGCGTGATCGGCGCCAGCGTGTCGTTCCCTTTCACGCGACCGACTGCGGGCGGCTCTTCGGGAGTTGGGCCGGGGCGTCTCTCTCGCTGATCTGCGGTTCGCTGTGAAGTGGTTGCTTTCGGCATCGCTGCTGCTCGGGGCCTGCGTTTCGGCCCAGGCCTACCCGCCGCGCTTCTGGGGCGACTTGCCGGGCGGCGGCGATGTGTGCCTGTACGAGAACCTCACCGCCGGGCACTCCGAGGAGTTCCCGGCGGTGGTGGACACCGAGCTGGGGCGGCCGGAGTACGGCTATCTCGGCTGCAGGCGTTCTGCACTCGACTGGCCCGCGGGTCCGAACCACGTCAGGCTGGCTGTACGCAATGCGCAGGGCACCAGCGCCTGGGCCGAGGCCATCATCCCACGCCCAGCTGGCGCGGTGTCGAGCGCGCGATTGGCGCGCGGCCCTGTGCCGCAACCCCCGGGGTCGACGACCGTGCTTAGCAGATTCGGCGGAGGGCAGGCGAAGTGGTTGTCCGAAGGCGCAGCCAAGAACATCGCATGGCCTGCGAGTGTCACCAGCAATCATGTGGCCGTGCTGGTGGTGTCGTACTTCAACGCCGGCAACGACGGTGGCGCCCCGAAGACAATCAATGCGCCGTCAGACTTCACCCTGCGCCGCAGCGATGTCATCGACACGTACCTGTCCTACGCGTCGATCGTCGAGGTGTACACGCGCGACCTCGCTGGCACCGAGTCCGGCAACGTCAGCATCAGCTTCTCAGGGCAGGTCTACGCGAACGCCGTAATGACGGTGCTGGCGGGCGGCGGCGACCTCTCGTTTGCAAGCATCAGCAGTCCGGATACGGGTGACAGCAGCGATGCGACGGCACCCTCTGCCAGCGGCACTGCCGGTCAGGGCCTTGTCGCCGTGTTCGGCATCGGCGATCCGCCCGGGACGACGAACGCATCTCCCGATGGATTCACGCTCGCTGATGATGCGACCGCCGACACCAATGGGGCACGGATCTACTTTCGGACGGTCACCACCGATGGCGCAACAGGTGCGGCAACGTGGGACTTCACGAACACGCGGGCCTGGGGCGGGTACTCGCTGCTCTTCAACGGCGCAGCCGCCCCGGCCATCACCCTGCAATCCGACGGCAGCCTGCTGCACAAGCCCAGCCCGGCCGGCGGTGACGCCAAGCTGTACCTGACCACGGCCGGCGCCATCGTCGCCAAGACCGCGCCCGGCGCCGGCGATCGCCGCATCAGCCTTTCGGGCGGCAACTGGCTGGCCAACTGATGGTCGCCCGGCTGATCCTGCTGGCCGCGCTGCTGCTGCCCGGTGGCTACGCCGCCGCGCAGTCCACCGTGATCTACAGCCGCGCCGATGCCGCTCAAGCCCAGCGCGCGGCGCGGCTGGCCCGGGTCTTCGGCCCGGTGACCATCGACACGGCGCTGGCGCCTGGCACGCCGTGGCGTGCGGCCATCGCCGCGGGCATCTGCTCGTCGGCGGTGGTGCTGCTGCTGTGGTCGCGCCGCGCCGCTGCCAGCACCGAGGTCGCGCGCGAGATCGCGACCGCGCAGCGCTGCCAGGTGCCGGTGGTGCCGGTACTGCTGGCCTCCACGCCGCTGCCCGGCGACATCGGCCAGGCGCAGGCCGTCGACTGGCGGTGATCGGCGTGGTTGCTCTTAATCCGGTTTAGCTGGCCCGTGCCCGCACGCTCGACCACAGTCGCGCCATGAACTTCGACTCATTCCGTGATTGGCTGGGCCCGGTCATGGTGATCTGGAACTTCGCCCTCACGGCCGTGCTGTGGCTGCGCAAGCCCGGTAACGACGCGGTGCAGGCCGTCGGCGCGCTGCGCAAAGACGTGGACATGAAGCTCGAGACGCAGAGCAAGACGATCGCCGAGATCCAGGCGCACATGAAGCACATGCCCACCAACGAAGAGCTGGCCGAGCTGGAGGGCACCGTGCGCCAGATCAACGAGCGCACCACCGGCCTGGCCGACAGCATGACGACGGTGCGCACGTCGCTGCACCGGATCGAGGACTTCCTGCTCCGCAACCGATGACCATGAGCTTCTCCGACTTCCAGGAACAGGACCGCCGCCTGGTGCTGCTGCGCGCGCTGTCGTCGGCTGCGCAGTACCGCGCCAATGCCTACCTGCTGCGCCGCTACTGCGACGCCGTGGGCCACGTGGTCAGCGCCGACCGCATCGAGGCCGATCTGGCCTGGCTGCGCGACAGCGGCCTGGTGGCCCTGGCGCGCGAGGGCGAGGTGACGGTGGCCACGCTCAACGCGCGCGGCCTGGACGTGGCGTCCGGCCGCACCGACGTGCCCGGCGTGGCGCGCCCGCAGCCGGGAGCCTGAGCCATGCCCCCGGTCGGCAAGATCGCGCAGCTGCCCGACGACTTGCGCGCCTGGCTGCACAAGGCCATCGTCGAGCGCGGCTATGGCGACATCGTCGGGCTGACCGAGGAGCTGAACACGCTGTGCAAGGAAGGCGGCGTGGCCATCACCATCGGCAAGAGTGCGGTGGGCGTGGAGAGCCAGCGCATCAAGCGCGCCAGCGAGGCGATCCGCGCCACCACCGAAGCGGCCCGCCTGATCGCCGAGAGCGCGCCCGACGAGGGCGACAACCGCAGCGCCGCGGCAATGGCCATCGTGCAGAGCGAGGTGTTCGACCTGCTGCTCAAGATCCGCGAGACCGAGGACATGGCCGACCTTGACCGCTTCGGCGTGATGAGCGAGGCCGCACTGGCCATGAGCCGCCTGAGCCGTGCCCGCGTGAACCAGTCGCGCTGGAATGCCGAGGTCGAGAAGAAGGCCAAGGCCACCGCCGACCAGGTGGCCAGGCTGGCCAAGAAGGGCGGCATGGATGCGCGCACCGTGGCCGAGATCCGCGCGTCGATCCTGGGCATCGTCAAGCGCGAGCCGCAGGCGGCAGCATGAGCACCGACCCGCTGGACGAGCTGGCCGCGCCGGCCGACGCGCCGCCGCCGGTGCTGCTGCACTACCAGCAGGACTGGATCGCCGACGAGGCGCAGCTGAAGATCGCCGAGAAGGGCCGCCGCGTAGGCCTCACCTGGGCCGAGGCCGCCGACGACGTGATCATCGCCGCGCGCGACGATCAGCCCGACCATGTGCTGTACATCAGCGCCACCCAGGACATGGGCCGCGAGTACATCGAGGCTTGCGCCATGTGGGCCCGAGTCTTCGACTACGCGGCCGGGCAGATCAGCGAGGGCCTGTACGACGACGGCGGCGGGCGCAGCATCAAGACCTTCGAGATCGCTTTCCCCGGCACCGGCAAGCGCGTGGTCGCGCTCAGCTCGCGGCCCACCAACCTGCGCGGCAAGCAGGGCGTCGTCGTCATCGATGAGGCCGCCTTCCACCAGGACCTGGCCGGCATGCTCAAGGCCGCGCTGGCCATGCTGCTGTGGGGCAGCAAGGTGCGCATCATCAGCACGCACGACGGCGTGGAGAACCCGTTCGCGCAGCTGATCGAGGAGGTGCGCGCCGGCAAGCGCGGCGCGGCCACGGTGCACCGCATCACGTTCCGCGAGGCGGTGGTGCAAGGGCTGTACCGGCGCGTGTGCCTGCGCCGCGGCATCAGCTGGAGCCAGGCTGCCGAGGACGCCTGGGTGCAGGCCGCGTACCAGTTCTACGGCGACGATGCGACAGAGGAACTGGACGTCATCCCCAGCAGCTCGGGCGGCAAGTACCTGAGCCTGGCGCTGATCAGCCAGCGCATGGTGCCGGCCTGGAGCGCCGACCACCCCGACGGCCCGGCGCTGGTGCGCGGCAAGTGGGACGACGCCTTCGCCTACCTGGCCGAGGACGTGCGCCGCTACGCCATCGACGGCTGGCTGCGCGAGAACGTGCTGCCGCACCTGCAGCGCCTGGACGGCGACCGCCGCCACGTGTTCGGCCAGGACTTTGCGCGCAGCTCCGACCTGAGCGTGATCACCGTCGCGGCCGAGCAGGCCGACATGAGCCATCAGGTGCGGCTGGTGATCGAGCTGGCCAACTGCCCGTTCTCGTCGCAGCAGCAGATCCTGTTCTTCGTCATCGACGGGCTGCGGCGCTTCCGCGGCGGCGCGATGGACGCCACCGGCAACGGCGCGGCGCTGGCCGAGGCCGCGGCGCAGCGCTACGGCACCGAGATGGTGGAGCAGGTGAAGCTCAGCGCCGGCTGGTACCTGGCCCACATGCCCAAGCTCAAGGCCGGGCTGCAGGACGGCACGCTGCACGGCATCCCGCGCGACGACGCGCTGCGCGATGACCTGCGCGCCATCGAGCTGGTGCAGGGCGTGCCGCTGGTGCCGCGCGTCAACACCGCCAGCGCCGCGGCCAAGGCCCAGGCGGCCGAAGGCGGCGGCAAGGGCCAGAAGCGCCACGGCGACTTTGCCGTGAGCCTGCTGATGGCCGAGTACGCCTTCCACCGTGAGGCCGGCGAGATCGCCTGGACGCCGGCGCCGGGCCGCGGCGCAGCATGGGACGGCGACGACGGCGAAGGGCTGTTCGACACCGCCGACGAAGGCTGGACGGACCGAAAGGCGGCGATATGAGCGTTTTGCAGGCTCTCCGATCGACTTGGATGCGTGTCCGGACGTGTCCAAAGGGGCCTTCCTGCCGCGATCGGCATGTCGCCGGTACCAGCGCAGGCGTCACCCCCCAAAAAAAGGCTCCTAGGCCCGATTTTGCGGAAGGCGCGCAACCATGATCCTCGACCACCACGGCAACCCGGTCGACCTGTCGGCGCTGCGCGAGCCGCAGACCAGCAAGGTCGGCCACCTGCAGCGCGAGTTCGACGCCCACCCGGCGCGCGGCCTGACGCCGGCGCGGCTGCAGGCCATCATGGCCCAGGCCGAGGCCGGCAACCTGGTCGGGCAGCTGGAGCTGGCCGACGACATGGAAGAGCGCGACGGCCACATCTACGCCGAGCTGAACAAGCGCAAGGGCGCGGTGTCGGCGCTGGAGTGGGACATCCACGCGCCCGACGACGCCACCCCGGCCGAAGAGAAGCTGGCCGCCGAGGTGCGGGAATGGCTGCAGGGCCTGCCCGAGTTCAGCGACGTGCTGAACGACATGATGGACGGCGTGCTCAAGGGCTTCGCCATGCACGAGCTGGTGTGGGGGCCGGAGCCCGGCCTGGGCCGCAAGGTGCTGACGCCGACCCTGACCTTCCGCCCGCAGCGCTGGTTCACGGTGGCCGAGGACCGCTGCACGCTGCTGCTGCGCAGCGCCGGCGGCGGCAGCGTGCACGGCCTGGGCGGCGCGGCCGAGCCGCTGCAGCCCTTCTGCTGGCTGGCGCACCAGCCGAAGGCGCGCTCGGGCTACGCCACGCGCAGCAGCCTGTGCCGCGTGTTGGCCTGGCCGTACCTGTTCAAGAACTACGCGGTGCGCGACCTGGCCGAGTTTCTGGAGATCTTCGGCCTGCCGCTGCGCCTGGGCAGCTACCCGTCGGGCGCCAGCGACACCGAGAAGCAGGCGTTGCTGCGCGCGGTGGTGGGCATCGGGCACAACGCGGCCGGCATCATCCCGGCCGGCATGAAGATCGACTTCCAGAAGGCCGCCGAGGGCAGCGCGGTGCCCTTCGCGGCCATGTGGGACCGCATGGAGTCGATCGAGAGCCGGGTGATCCTCGGCCAGACGCTCACCGCCGGCGAGGGCCAGCACGGCACGCAGGCGCTGGGCGCCGTGCACAACGAGGTGCGCAAGGACATCCGCAATGCGGACGCGCGCCAGGTCGAGCAGACCGTCAACAGCCAGTTGGTGCGCGCGTACTGCCTGATCAACCATGCCGGCGCGGCGGCGCTGCGGCTGCCGCGCTTTGCGCTCGACACCGGCGAAGGCGAGGATCTGCAGACCTATGCCGAGAACCTGCCCAAGCTGCGCGCCGCGGGCCTGCGCAT